TCATCTGCGCGTGCTCAATATTCACGCCGAACCACATGAAATGCTTGCGGTCGGGTGCGGCGTCCAGGGCGACGGCGACGCTTTCCTGCGTGACAGCCATCGCGCGTCGGGCGAGCTCGGTCTCGTCGAAGTCGCCGCCTTTGGTCTTGACGCCTTCGGTATCGACTTGCGGAAAGCGGATCGTAGGTGCCACCACGGGCACGATGTAGCCTTCGCGCACCAGGCGGTTATAGTTCCGGCCGCTGGTCAGATCGTAAACCTTCGCGTTGAACAGGCCGCACTGCGTCAGCGGCACGACCTTAAGTCCCTTCATCCGAAAATCGGTCGCGGTCAGCGCAATGAAGCGCACGGCCGGGTTGTTCTTGGTCAGCTCGTCGACGATGCGCTTGCCCGTTTTAGCGTTGATGTCGAAGGCGTGGGCCTCGTCGACGATCACAAAATCGATCTTGCCGAAGCGTTTGGCCTGGCGCGCGACCGATTGCGGCGTCGCGAAGAGCAGCTGCGACAGGCGGTCTTTCATGCGCAGGCCGGCGCAGTAGACGCCAATACGCGAGACGAGCGCGGCCGGTAAATAGCCGACCGCCTCGTCGGTGTTTTGCTTCACGAGCTCCATGCTGGGCGCGAGGTTCATGACGCGAGCGCCCGGCCAGCGCAGATTGATCGCCTCCATCAGCATGGCCACCAGCAACGCCTTGCCGCCGCCCGTGACGATCGCCGCCACGGGGTTCACGTTTGCCGCAGTGGCCAGTGACGCCATGATGGCGTCGCACGCGTCGGCCTGGTACCAACGCGGGACGAGCTTGCCCATAGTAAAGCCTTTGTGGTGGTGGCGTAACGCTTAGTTTAGCCGAATTAGGCGTGCGTGTCGATGAATCTTCCGCGCCTATCGTTAAGGCGCCCGCAGCTTGGACAGACCGCTACGTTAATGGCAATGCGGCCCGCATCCGTGTCGGCGGCTGCGTCAAAGCGCCATGTGCAGTGATAGCAGCGCACATCAATGCGGGGCCGTATCGACGGGACATATTCGTCATCGGCGACTGCTCCCTGACTACAGCGCTTCGGCGGCGGCGGCGGGGCATTTAGCCGTTCTTCGACAAGCTTCGCGTAGCCCTGGATATCGTGCCAGTTGTCGGCATAGTTCGGATCGCCCGTCAGGATCCGCGCGATTTTGTCGGCGATAACGGTCAGGGCTTGTTTCTGTACCGAATTGAGTTTGTCCCATCCGTAATCCCGGTGGCGCATGTCGTCCTGCAGCGCTTGGGCCATCACGGCGTGGTCGCGAAAATCGCCGTAGCGGGCGCCGCGTTCGGCCAAGGTGTTCTCGATCGTGGTCATGGTGCGTAGTCCTTGAGTGGGTGGTAACGGGCGGCCACGATGGCTGCAGAGGCGGCAAGCCCGACCATGCGCTCGATCGCCGACGCGCGCGAGCTGGCATAGCCGAGTGTGACAAGACTGTCGAGCATGCCCAGGACGTGCGCTGGCAGCGTCACGACGTGGGCCTGTTCCGGGCGGACTGCAGGGGCGTTAGCCATATCGGTCGGTTCCCATTCGAAACGCTGGCACGAGGGGCACGGCGGCACGAAGGTGAACTCGCGCCAGATGCGCGCCGGCATGAACTTGCCGCAGTGCCGGCAGGTATGGTCGATCTCAGTGAGCATGATCCGTGAGCCATTGAACGAAGGGAAGGGCGAGCCAGAGGGAAATCGTCATCACGGCCAGATAGGCGATGATCGCGCCCAGGACGAGCGCGAATGGGATAGGTTTCGACGGGGGCGTGTAGCCTTGCGACTTCGGCGGGTGTTCCACGTGGAACAATTTGCTGCGGTGATTCATGTCGGCAAGTCCTAGTGGTGTTAGGCGATTGTAACGGTTAGGGCTTCGATGTCAAGCGGGCTTTGCGTGCGATCGTGCTTTACGCTCGGCGTGCTGGCGCTTCGTCGCCTGCGCTTTCAGCAAGTCGCGGCGACCGGCCGTGTATGCCTCTTCGAGCTCTTGCAGACGCCCCAGGAACGCATTCGGAGCGCGCAAGCGCTGCCATTTGTCGAACGCGGCCTTCGCAGTTTTCATGCTGATGCCCCGGGCGTCGCTGGTAGGTACGGCGCCGTATCCGGGCATGTCTTGAATACCAGGCGGATCACGTCGGCCGTGTAGGTGCGCTCCGACGGCCAGCGCTTCTCGGGCGTCGGCTTGGACCCGGTCGGCTGTTTATGTAGGCACGACACCATCGAGCAGTCTTTGCCCAGGCGCTGTAGGAGCGCCATCGGCACAGGCTGCGGGCAGGTGAGCCAGCGGGACGCTTCTTCGACCGTGAACATAGTCAGGTCGGGTGTGGGTTCGGGCGTGTTGGGGTCATGCATGGCTAGCCACCTTTGCGAACGGGTTCGGCTTAGTTTCCGGCATGCTTTCGAGAATGTCAAGGAAAGCTTTCGGTGCTTTGTAGTAGCGCATGCCACGCCCGTCGGCGCCCGGTTCCCAGCCGCGCGACTTGAGCCAGCGGGCGACCTCGTGCGCAGAGAAGCGCCGGCCGGTCACTTGCACGTCGAGTGCGGTGCGGATGGCTAGGGACGCCACACGGTGCTTGTCATTGATCAGGCGTTCGAGCAGGGGCGGCATGATGTCGTCCAGATCGGACACCGGCATGCCCTCGCCGCGACTCATGGCTTCCTGGTTGTAGTCGAAGACGGCGGTCGCCGCTTCGCGAATCAGCTGAAAGTACGTGTCCATGTTCCCGCAGAATCGCGCTTTGGCTTCGGCGAGCAGCTGCGGGACTTCGACGGCCCAATCCTTCGCGGGCGCCTGGTTCGTCAGGACAGGCATAAAGCGTCGGTTGCCCGTCTCGTCGCGGTTGAGCTCGTTTTTGTTCGCCGTGCCGATCAGCACGAAACGCCGCGGGTGCGTCTCTTCGTTGCGCTCGTAGGGGCGCCGGTAGACGTCTTGCGTGTCCGTGGTCCAGCGCTTGACGTCGGCGGCGTCGCGCTTGCCCAGGCCCGCCATTTCGCACAGTTCATCGAGCGGCGCGCGCGCGGCGGCCATCGACATATGGCGGTCGTCGGAGAAGGCGAGCTCGGTCGGCGGCGGAAAGCCCATCGCTTTGGCGATGTCCGCGATCATCAGGCCCTTGCCATGCCCTTGCGGACCGACCAGAACGGGCACGACGGGCGCGGGCGCGCCGGGTAATAGCTGGCGCATCACCAGGCCGGCGAGCACAGCGCGCGCCGCGTAGGTCTGCGCCTCGCTCGGCATGGCGCCGAAGGTGTCCTCGAACAGCGTATCGACGCGCGGTTTGCCGTCCCACAACGGCAGCGACAGCACGGCGTCTTTCCAGGGGTCGACCGGATTGGCGCGGGCCGTTTCTTCGAGCGCGCTGCGCAGCGTTTCGCCCGACACGGACGAGCAGCCCAGGCGCGTCACGGCGGCCAGCCATTCCGCACGGGAGGGTACGCCGTCGGTCGAGAACGTATCGACGCAGACATCGAACGTCAGGCGAATGTCGGCTTCTTTGGCCAGCAAGCCCACGGCGAACATAATATTGGCTAGGCAGTTGCGCTTCTTGTCCTTCTTGTCCGGCCATTCTTCGATCACACCGCACAGGCGCTCGGCGGCGATGTCCAGGGGTGTCGAGAGATCCGCCTCGCTGCTGGTCCCGAACTCGAAAAATTCCTGCAGCTTGTGTGACCAGATGCCAGGCTTACCATGCATGGCGACGACTTCGGCTTTTGTCTTGTGCCCTTCGGTCAGATCCGGGCGCAATGCGTCGAAGGGATCGGCGCAAAACCGGCCCACGTACACGGCCAGATTGCCGGTCACGTCGCTGACGGGAATCGTGTAGTCGAGCCCGGCGAAGGCGAGCGGCCAAGACGGCGGCAGGCGCTTGTCGCCCAGGGCGCGCAGGGCTTGCGCGCCGCGGCGATCACCGTCGTCCAACCCCGCCGCTAAGGCGTTCGCCTTGTGGTAGTTGAGCGCGATCTGTTTCGCCTCGCTGCGCACGCGGTCTTTCGCCTGGCGCGTGGCCGCCTCGAACCGGCGTCGCTCGATATCGCGCACGGGCGGCAGCTCTTGCGCGTCGAGCCAGCCATCGGGTGTCTTGTACTTCGCAGGACGGCCCAGGGCGGCCGCCGCACGTTCGACCCAGGCGTCGGTAGTGGGCACGTCGCGCGTGACGCCGTCGGCGAGCTGTGGGGGCGCCTCGAACATCAAACGTGATGGCTGGTAGACCAGCGCGTCCGACAACTGTCGGACCAGCAGCGCGCCCGACTTGCTGATCTTCACGCTGCCGCGGCCGGCGGCCCACTGTTCCAGCTGCAGGCGTTTGCCGAGCTCGGGTATATCCGTACCACGCGTCACCGGGACATAGACGTGCACACCGCGCAGGCCCCGACCAGCGACGTAGGACGAGGACGAAGGGCGCGCTACGCGCAGCACGTTGCGCAACCAGGGCGACGCGGCTTCGAGCGCGTCGAGTACGTCACCCACGGTGCGATAGACGCCGCTGTCGGTATCGACGTCGATCGGCATCAGGGCCGGCGCGTCCAGGTAACGGAACGCTTCGTTTGTGCGGGCAACCGCCTGCGGGTTGAACTCCGCGCCGGCCCGCGTCGTCAGGCGAGTATCGCCCGCCTGTGGAACGCCGCAAGTGATCGCCTGATGTGCGGTCAGGGTCGGGAACACACTAGCCAGCTGGGTCGGACAGTCGATCTCGATGACCTTCGCATGCCCTTGTGTCATATGGGCAATGGCCGTGCTGCTGACACTGCCGAAGGCATCGACGGCGTACGTTTTGGTCATCGCGCAGTTGTCGGCGGTAACCAGGGTGAATCGGATAGTAGGCATGGGCGCCTTTCGTGGTGTGGTGGGCTAAGGGAATGTCAGCTTACGCTCAACGGCCGATGGGGAACACCCCCGCAGATGCGACCCAATATTTGCGCTGCGGACCGTACCAACGAGTGATGGGGAAACGTGCAGACATTTGCTTGCCAAAGCGAATAGCGTGTCCGGTAGTCGGCGGAAAATGCCCATAGATCTTCTTGTACGCTTCGCCAGCCAGGAACCAATCTTCGTTCTCGTCGGCCAACTTATCCAAGAGCGCCGGCTCGACGACTGGCAACGCGCCCGTATTGATCACGACGACAGCTGCGCCGATCTTCGCATTCAACTCGTCCGCCAACTTGTAGAGCTGGGGCGTCCAGAAATCTTCGTAAGGAGAGGTGATCATATGTTTGCCTACTAGATTGGTAGGCGATTTATAACCTATATGCCCCCACCTTGCAAGTGTGGACGGGCTTTTCTCACTTTTTCGCAAATCGCCCTCTACCGACAGACCAAAGTACTGACGTACTGACGATCTACTATCAAATCACATAATTGTAAATAAATGAGTTAGAAGTGAGAAAAGGGGTTACCGTGCTTTTCGGATTTCTAGGACCTAAGTGAAAGTGCGTTCCGTGCCTCAGTACGTCAGTCCCGTCAGTACCGATAGGCCCAAAGTCGAAAAGTGAGAAAAGGCGCGCTAGACTGGCCGCATGACCGATACGCTAGCCCTCGACATCAGCCTCTGGGATATTGACGTGGATTCCCGAGGCAATCTGCGCACGGTCGGCGACGCGACGCCCCAAAGCGATCAGACCGGCCCGGGCATGCGCCTGGCCCAGGACGTGGCCACGCGCGTGCGGGCGTGGCTCGGCGAGGTCTATTTCGACACGACCCAGGGAATCAACTATCCGCTGTACTTCGGCGGGCCGCCGAACCTGACCGTCCTGCAGAACGCCTTCAACCTGGAAGCATTCAAAGTGCCCGGCTGCGCGACGGCCCTGGCGCAGTTCACCTTCACGCGCGGCAGTTCGCGCACGGTTGGCGGTGTGATCACCGTGTCGGACATCGCCGGCAACGGCGGGCAGGTGCAGCTGTGACGTATCAGGTCATCCCGCTGCCGGCGCAGGCCAATCAGTCGTTCTCGTGCATTCTCGACGGTGCGCTGGCGCAGTTCACCTTCACCACGACCGCCGAAGGGCTCTTCGCCGACGTGGTCTACAACGGTGTGAGCGTGGCGGCCGGTCGGCTATGCCTGGACCGGACGAATATCAACAGCGCGAAGTATCTCGGTATGCCCCAGGGCCTGTACTTCGTCGACACGCTCGGCACGTCGGATCCGCAGTTCGCCGGCTTCAACACGCAGTATTTGCTGCTCTACGGCGACCCGGCCGACAACGGCGGCGTCACGTTCCCTTAGAACGGCTTGACACTTAGCCCGGGCCGCACTAGCCTGACAGCGCGTCATGTCCCCCGTGGCGTTCCTGGTGTCCTCTGTGGTGAAGGAGTGGCGCCCGCGGTTGTGGTGGCCGTAGGGCGCAAAGGCCGACAGCAATGTCGGCTTTTTTTTTCGTCGTAGTGCTTGACACGTCCGACGTCTAGCCTTACATTCGCTTTACGTCCACACCACGGGAATGCCCATGTGTAACGAAACACCGGAAATCTGCGCCGCGATCGACAAGCTAGCCCGGACGGAACACGCCCTGCAGGGCGCGCATGCTGCCCAGGACTGGCCGCGTATCGACACGACGTTTGACGCCCGCGAAGAAGCCATGGGCGAACTGCTCATCTTGCTGGCAGCGACGCCGCGGCCGGGAGTGGCGCCATGATCAACGAGGCGGCTTGGGCTGGCGTTGTAGGGATTGCGCGCGAGCTGATCGAACTGCGCAAGGCCCTGCACGAATACGTCCAGCTCGACGGTGAAGTCGATCGGCTGCGCTTTACAGGCCAGTCTATCGAAGGTGCGCTGACCTACAAACAGGCGGCGCGCGAGCGGCTGCTTGCCTTGTTGGTCAAACAAAACACGCCGCCCGATGCTTAAGTCGACCCGCGTCGAGCTCACCGGAAAGGACGCCGGCCGCGTCATCGAGCTGACGGAATTGCCCGCTCTGATCGCCGACCGCTGCGCCCGGGCGGCCCTGACGGCCATCGGCGCACCGATCGAAGGTGGCGTGGTCACCCTGGCGCTCAAGCATACGGACGACGTGCGCAAGCTCGGCGAGAAGGGCGCCCTATTGCTGCAGCCGTTCGTCGATGGTGTTCTGGCGTCCGGCGAACGCCTAGACGTTGCCCGGGATCTGCGCGACTGGCGCAATATCTCGCGATTACAGCAGTCCGCCTTGCTGCTACACGTCGGTTTCATGTTCGGGCGTGAGACGGTCGACATCCCGGTCGCGATGCAGGCGGCAGCGATCGTTTCGGGCAATGCCGACACGCGGGCGGCGTTCTGCTCGCCCCATATCGCCGCGGTGTTACACTCCAAACAGGCCACGTATCGCGAACTCGAAACGGTACTTTCCACTGAAGATGTCTTTAACTTGGTCGAGCTGGTGAACGTTGAATCGATCCACGCTTGGCGCGCCCAACAAGCCACGAAGGAACCCTGATGGACGACAGCAAAGTCACCACGTTCTATGCGACCTATGCCCGCGATAATGGGAAGCGTTTCGAGATCAACGAAGTCGACCCGCTGGCTCTGGCCGGTTACGTCTTGCGCCTGGTCAGCGCCTTGCGCGTGGCTAGCTACGACGCGCTGATCGGGGCCCTGACGACCCGCCCCGACGGCGAAGACCGTGCCAGCGGCGAGGCGATCGACGCCATTTTGCAGGTGTTGCAAGGCGCTGACCCGCTTGCCGTGCATGCGCTCGTGACGGAAGCGTTGAAGTATGTTCGCATTGCGCCGGATCCGCAGCATCCCGAAGCTTGGCGCCGCCTGATGGACACGGATATCCGCGAACTGCGCACGCTCGGCGAGGTGCTGCTAGCATTCGCCAAGCTGAACTTCGATATGGGATCCTGACATGGCGGCGTCGGTTGCGGCCCTAAATGCCCTGGCGCTGATCGCGTCGAACATTCCGAGCCTCAACCCGCCGACGCCGATCTATGCGGTGGCGTTCTCCGATTCGTTGATTCCGCTGACGATCCCCTCGTCGTGGGGCGAGTTTTCGCCCCGCTACGAGACGCAGGTATCGGACTACCCCGTCGAGACGGGCGCCTTCGCGCTTTACAACAAGGTGCGCCGGCCGCAAACGATCAGTGTGACCTTGATCAAGACGGGCAGCGATCTCGCCCGTTTCTCGTGGCTGGCGGCGATCGAACAGGCCGAAGCAAGCAACCCGACGCAGCTCTACACGCTGATTTCGCCCCAGGGCGTATATGTCGACTACACGATCACCAGCATCTCGCACGAGACGCGACCGGATCGCGGTAGCAACATTTTGCGTCTTAACATGGTCTTTACGCAGGTACCGCAAATATCGTCGAGCAGCGGGACGTATTCCAGCCCGCTGGATGCCTCAAGCGGCCCCGTCCAACAGATCGGCCAGCTCTTCACGAATGCCGCGTCTGCAGGCCAAAACGCGCTAGCCAACGCTAGCGCCTATATCACGGGGTGACCTATGGCAGGCGCAACGGTTATCGATGAACTCGTCGTAAAGCTACGTCTCGACGCCGAGACGTACCGCAAGGCTGAGAAGGATATCGACGCCCAGGTCGACAAGACCGAGAAGAAACAGAAAGAGCGTGACGTCAAGCGCAAGCGTGCCGACGACGACCAAAAAAAGCGCTGGCGCGGCCTGACCACCGAAGCGAAAGCCTTCACGTCCGTGATGGGCGGCGTCGTGCTGGCAGTCGCCGGCGTGGCGACGGCGGTCGCCGGTTCGCTCACGTCGCTGACCAGCTTCGAGCTCGGTTTGCGCCGCGGTGCGGTGTCGACAGGGCTCTCGAACCGTGAGCTGCAGGCATGGGGCTCGACGGCTCGCCGCCTTGGCGCCGATGCCGATGCAGGCGCGTCCTCGATCGCGAATCTCGCAAAGGAACAGAAACAGTTCCGCCTGACGGGCGAGGCCCCCACACTGCAGGCGCTCGCGCGTGCGGGTATCCGCGTTGGCCCGGACATGGCGCTGCCCGACATCCTGGCCAACGCCCAGCAGGTCTACCGCGGCGCGGCGCCGGCTCAGCAACAGCAGATGGAAGCGACGCTCGCCGCCCAGGGCGTATCGCCTGATCTGATCCTGATGATCAAGTCGGAAAAGGATGCGCGCCAAGCCTATTCGCAGTCACTAGCCGAAGCGACGACCGAGAACCGGGCGGCGCTCGATGCCGTGTCCGACGCGCTGGCCGCGATGAACGCGCAGCTGGTCAGTCTCGGGAACACCTTGCTGGTCAGCCTGCAACCCGCGATCGAAGTCGTTGCCGGGTGGCTCTCGCGAGCCGCAGCGGGCGCGAGCGCGTTTGCCGACAAGGTCGCGGCGGCCGGTGGTGGCGTCGATGGCTTTATGGCCGTCGTCAACAAGGAATCGCCGACACTCGGCGCGGCGCTACACGGGGTATCCGAAGCGCTGACCATTCTTGGCCAGGTGGTGGACGTCGTCGCCTATGGGCTCAAGCTGATCAGTGGCGCGCTGCACGACGCTCGCGACGCGGTCGTCGGTTTTCTGAATCAATTTCACGTCGGCCGGCAAGTAACGCAAGGCGCGGGCAACGCCTGGCAGTCATTCAAAGATCTCTGGGCGGACACCGTACAGAACGCCCGCGCCAATGGCCCGGCGCCCGTGCAATCGGCGATCAACTGGATCGAAGCCCCTGCCACGGCCGCACCGGCACCAGGCCAGGCCGCGCCGTCGGACGCGGTCGCCTTGACCGGAAAGCTTGTCGCCCGCGGCTTGACCGTTCCCCAGGCTGCCGCCGTGGTTGCCAACTGGCAGGCCGAGTCGAGTCTCAACCCGGCGAGCGTGAACCTCGCAGGCGGCGGTACGGGCGCCCGCGGCTTGGCTAACTGGCGCGGCAACCGTACGGACGCGTTCGTCGCGCGCTACGGCACCACGCCGGACAAGGCCGATATCGACAAGCAGATCGACTTTATGCTGACAGACCCCTACGAGCGCGCGAAGCTCAATGAGTCCTTCGCTGGCGGCGGCAATGCGGCAGCGCTCGGCACGGCCTATTCGCGGATCTACGAAGCCCACGGCGATGCGGCAGCGGACGCACAGCGCGGCCGTGCCGCCGCGGCCATCGCCGCGCAGTACAACAGCGGACTCGGGGGGCCTGGCGCGCAGGCAGCTGCGCCCGGTACGGCAATCAATATCCAAACGGTCCACGTCGCCGCGAACAACCCGTACGAATTCACGAACGGGCTGCAACGCGCCAGCAACGTACAGTCGTATAACGCGGCGGTGCGCTGATGACGTTCAACCCGTATGGCCCGCGCGTCGCCCAGGTGATCGTCTCGGTCAGCCGGCCCGACGCCAACGGCAACCCGCAACAGCAGACCTACACGTTCCAACCGCACCGGATGCAGATCCAGGTGCGCAACGGCAGCAAACAGTTCGGCAATACGAGGGTAGCGATCTACGGCGTGCCGCTCGCGACGATGAATCAGATCGCGCGGCTGCAGCTGGAACCCCTGACGCCGGTCATCAACGACACCCTGCAGATCAACGTGCTGGACGACAGCGGCGCATTCGTGCCGTTCTTTCAGGGCGTCATCATGTGGTCAGCGGTGAATGCGTCGCGCATGCCGCATGTGGCGCTTGAGATCGAGGCCGCCTCAGGTGGCGCGCTTACCCTCGTCTCGGCTAGCCCCTACGCCACGCCGGGCGGCGTGACGCTCAAGGACGCGCTGACCGCGATCGTCGCGCCGGCCGGCTTCGTGGTGGACTATGCCGACTCGGCGCCGGTCTACCAGTTGGCGCAGACGCGCGTCACGGGCGCCCCTTTGGATCAGGTCGGCGCGCTGATGCGTCAATATCCCGACCTGACCTGGCAGCCGATATTGCAGCGCCTGCAGGTGCGCTCGGTCAATGCGCCGATCAGCGCGGACACGATCGACATTTCGGCCGAAACGGGCTTGATGGGCTACCCCACCTATTCGACCAGCGGTCTGCAATTCGCCACGTTGTTCAATCCGAAGCTGACCCCGGGCGCGGCGCTAAACGTGCAGACCGAGTTTGACTTTGTGAACCGGACGCTCTGGGTGGCGACCGTACTTTCGCATACACTCGAACCCAACACGCCGGGCGGCCAGTGGACCACCCAGATCGTCGCGGCATCCTTTGGAGCGAAAGGCAATGGCAACTGATTCGAATCTGCCTTTTCTAGTGAAATACCAGCACCCCGTCTACTACCAGCGCACCAGCACGATCTACGCGATCGACCTGACGACGGCGCAGGCGTACGCCGCCGCGACGGTCGCCGGCACAGCTTGGACCGTGTTTAGCGTGGAGCCTTACAGCGCATGAGTACGCCCCCGCCCCCGAAATACAATTCGACGCTCGAAGAGCAGTTCGATCCCGATCGCGCACAGTACTTCATCATCACGAAGCTGATTCGCGGCGTGCACACCGCTGATCTTGTGAAGGTGCTGGCAGTGCGCCCGACGGCCGGCACAGTGGGCTTCGTGGACGTCCAGCCGCTGGTGCTCGACCAGGACACGAACGGCTTTGTCATCCAGCAAACGCCTATCTACAACCTGCCGTACTTCCAGCTGCAGGGCGGCAATTCAGCCGTGATCCTGGCGCCTGTCGTTGGCGATATCGGTCTGTGCATCTTCGCC